ATTGAAGCATTTTCTCAGCTTATAGCTAAAAAATCTCCATTTTATTTTTATAACAAAGATGACTCACCAGCAGCTTATAGAGATTTGCATGAGATAGACACCATGGACAAATTAAGAACACGCTATCTGACAGAATTTCAAAAAATAGGAATGGCAGAGGCTAATAGAGAATACGAAGAAAACATGAAGAGGTTTAAATGTTAGAAGCGGTTGATCTACAGCGCAAATACGATGACATGTTGAAACATGATGTAGACCATGAACAATTAGCTATAGGTTGCATGGTAACATCAGAGTTTGGATTATCTCAATGTTGTAAACTCCTAAATGCAGAAGATTTTGCAGTCAAGCATAGTAGAAAGCTCTTTGATATAATCAGAAGTTCTTATGAACAAGGAGACAGTTTTAACGACTGTTATGCAAAAATAACATGTATTAGCGAATCAGATTGGAATACTGTTGATTCACAAATGCCAATCAGTAGAGCAGAATATGTCAGGCAGTGCTTAATGAAAGCAATGAATATTTTGCAGATCGAAAATCAAGTCAATAGCATAATTAAACGAATAAAAGAACAGTCGGCTAGACGCTATTTGTGCATAAGAAATCAGGAGTTTATGGAAGAGCTTCTTGATACAACAAACCCTAAACCATTTGCAAGTGTTGTTAATTCTATAATGGAAGATAGCAAACAAAAGCTGGAAGAGATAGCAGATTCCGAAGAGGAAGAAGATTTCAAAACCATGGCTTTAAGAGTCTTGAATACCAAGGAAGAAAAAGCAATCAGTACAGGTTTTAAAGGCTTAGACCATATAATCGATGGATTCAAAAAAGGTCAGTTAATTACTATTGGAGCAGGTACGGGAATGGGAAAAAGTGCCTTTGCTGTAAATCTTGCAATAAACATTATTAAACAGGGTCATGGCGTTGCATTTTGGTCGTTTGAAATGGACGAAAGAGAAGTATTGCAGCGTTTGTTTTCAGTGGTCACTAGGATATCACAAAAGAAAGCGTCAAGAGATAGAAATTATGGCGAAGAAAGATACAACAGAATTATGAAATT